TTACTTCGGCAGCTTCGGATACAGGCGGAGCGTGAAAGCATCCTCGGCGCCGGACCATCTGCCGCCCCTGGTCTTCTCGTATTCCACCTTTTCCAGGACGGACCGAAGCAGCTCGTTTTTCTCCGCCGGATCCTTCGACTTCGGATAAATCTTCAGCACATGCTCCACGTTCGGGATCACGTCCACCATGGCCTTGTTTCGGGCCTTCTCCTTCTCCAGATCCTCGATCGCGCGGTTCAGCGCTTCCGTCGTCTCCGCGATTCGCTGCGATAGCGCCTGCATCCGTTCCAGGAACGTCTCGACGGTGTAAACGCCGCGCTCCACCAGGTCGTGGAGGCTTCCCTTCTGCTTTTGGAGCGCCTCCAGCTCTTTCTGGATGGAATCTACCACCGCCTGCTTGGCCTCGATCATCGGCTCTTCTTTCGGCTTCCCGCGGCGCCATTCGGCTTTGTAACGCTTCAGCCATTCCCGGAGGGCCTGCAGCAGCCGCTCCTCGACAAGTGGAAAACTTGAGCCCTTGCAGACGCATTTTTTGTTCGGGCACATGAGCTGTGGTGCAATATTTGAGCGATTGTAAGGCCGATATGTGATTGGGCCGCCACACAGCCCGCATCGAATGAGGCCGGCCAGGGGATTTGTGATATTTGCAACTTGCACCGGCGGCCGTGAATTGTCGTCCATGATTTCCTGGGCCAGCTGGAATGTTGCCTCATCGATCAGCGGCGGATGCAGTCCTTTGATGAGGGTGTACTCCCGTTGTTTTGGCCGGGAAATGGCACCGTCCCGTTTCTTGATCGCCCGGCGCCAACCCCATCGAACATAACCAGCATACACCGGGTTCCGGAGGATATCACGGATCGTGGGCGTCGACCATCCGGTTCCCTTTCTGGACGGTATGCCCAGACTGTTCAAATAGTCGGCGATGGAGGTCGTGCCCATCTTTTTTTCCGTGTACAACTCGAAGATCAGCTTCACGACCGGCGCCTCGTCAGGGTGCGGCTCCAGTGTGTATCCTTTCCCTGGGAGCTTCTTCCGCTGATAGCCATACGGTGCGATATTTCCGGGATACCTGCCCATTTCAACGGAGTTTTTACGCCCCCACTGCATTCGGCGGACGATGGTTTTAAACTCCCGGCGCGACATGAAAAGCCCGAACTCGAAATATTCTTCGTCGTTCGGGTCGTTCGGATCGTAAATTTTCATGGGCGTGATGATCAAGGTGTTCGAGTATTTGAACGTCTGAGCGACGATGCCCTGGTCGAGGGTATCGCCGCGCGCGAGGCGCTCGACTTCCATCACCAAGACACCTTTCCACCGGCCGGCATCCACGTCTTCGAGAAGCCTCTGCATTTGTGGGCGTGCGCTGATTCTTTCGCCGCTGACGACTTCAGCGTATTCCTCGGTGATGGAGATGTTGTATCGTCTGGCCAGCTCATACAGCGTCCTTCTGTGCGACTGGAGCGTGTCCACACCGGTCCGGGATTCTTCCTCGATATCTTTCCTGGATTTCCGCAAATAAACCGCGTATTCGCCTTCCGGGAGATTCATCATTTCCTCCGGTTTATATCAATTTGCATTTAATGGAAAATAAAAACCCTAGGAGGGCTATCTATTTTACTTTATCTTAAAGGAATCGAATATTCTTTTTGATTCGTCAAATACTTCATCAAAATTGCTTGCAGTTAACGAAGTATATGTCAATGTGTATGTTTTATTGCCGAAAGGCACTATAAAAGCAGCATAAAAAACATTTTGTCCAGTCTGAGAAATTTTATATTCACCGTACAGAATTCCTGCTTTCTGACCGTTATAATCTTGATCCTCATACTTTAGTTTTTTAAAATCACTCATCCCCCATGCTTCTCCAAAAATCTCAAACTGATCAACAATCAGATTGGCGGTATATTCGGCGGAAGGCGCCAAAACTGCATGCTCTTGAATGTCCAAATTCACATTATTTTTAGTGCTTACAGAAATAAATGCTGCTTTAATTGTTGAAGTATCCATATTAAGAGCGGATAAATCCTGCTTTACCCAATCAGCTGGATATTCGAATGAAATTTCTTCGTTTTCAAATTTTTTATAACCATCATTTGATACCTGATCTTGTGAACATCCAACAATTAGAAAAAGCAAGGCTAATGGCAGTGAAATGGAAAAAATCTGTTTCAAATCAAATCACCGTTCCTATCCCCGATCAAATCGGGGCTTGTTCAACGAATCTCTCATTGTTAGTTTAAGCCTTCTTTTTCGTATTCACATAAATTTTTTGAAGTAAATCAATAATTTCTCCAAATCCAATGATGATAAGCCCCCATATAATCCCAGACCAAAATGACAAGTCATAAACAATTGTCGCAACAATGAAGATCAGAACGATAATGAAACCGACGACCAGCAGAATCTTCCCGATAAAATTTGACTTTTCGTTCAACTCCTCGATTTCTTTCTTGGATCGCAGCTCCTGTTCGGTTGCCATTCTGTCCAACTCCTTTATACCATAATTCCCCTTGAACAAGAACACATGTTCGCATTATAATGAATACACTTCATCATGTAACCGTTTTTTTTGGAATGTCGGCTGTGTCTTATCCTGTATGGAGGTTACATATGGAGAATGTTCAAAAAATTTTGAGCGGGATCGATGGAATGAAGGATGTGGATGTCTCCGAGTTTTGCGACCTCATTGTTGCCGTTTTTGCTTCTCTGCGTAATCCTCCAGCACTAAATCAATCGCCTTCATCAGCTTCCGCTGAACTTCCGGATCGTCAATATTAACGCCAGGATATTTTTCTTTTATTGCTTTGAGGAAAGGGGAATAATCCTGCACGAATCCTTGAGATGGAGAAGGCTCGTCTGTACGGCCCAAAAGATAGTCCACGCTGACCTGAAAAAAGTCAGCTAGTTTTTGGAGTGTCTCGTTATCTGGCTCCCTGCTATTTTGCTCGTACATTGCGTAAGTTGTACGGGCTACTCCAATTTGATGGGCGACGTCTTCTTGCGTTAATTTGCGAGCTTTTCTTAATTGCCTCAATCGTACCCCCAACAATATCGGCACCACCTTCTCCACCTATTATAGTACACAAATTGTGACAATTAATCGCACGGACAGCAATTACACAAAAAGCGTATTTTTTTGTTGACATGTCACAATATGCGTAGTATCATTGAAATGAAGATTACACGGAACGTGACATTAGGAGGTGAGCTCGTTGAGGGAGTGGTTAGTTTGCAAACGAAAAGAAAAAGGGTTGACGCAAGAAGAAGTGGCAATCAGGGCTGGAATTGCACGAACCACGTATGCCATGATTGAACAAGGAAACCGCGATCCCAGCGTTCCTGTAGCGAAAAGAATTGCAGATGTAATCGGTTTTGAATGGCCCCTTTTTTATACAAACGAATGTCACGAAACGTGTAATCTTGAACCTGCATCCTCTGATGCGGAGACGGCCTGAAAAGGAGTGACTGCCATGGCTGTCCATCGCGCCCCCGCGCATACCCCTGTAAAGAAGGGGGCGCTGGGCATGGAAAGACCGAACATCGTGGAGACCTACCAGATCGGTGGGTCGACCATCCAGATTGCAGACAATTACGTCCGAACCGATCCGGCGGAAATCGAGCGGATTCTGGACGACATGCACCGTGCGGCATGGAAGATCGTCCAGTCCTGCCGGGAGCGTGGGGAGGACATATGAATGCGAATCTCCGCAACGCCCTCATCGCCTGCGCCGCTGTTCGTGTCATCCTCCGCGGGATGCCGCTGGACGAGGCACTATCCGCAGCGCTGGCGAACGCCCACGCCCAAGTCAGCGAAACCGAGCGGGCCATCATTCGGCGAAGTGCTGATGCGATGCTTGAGCGACTCCGCCAGCAATTGGACAAGCCCGAGCAGCTCGAGATCGCCATGTGAAAGGTGGTGATGGCAATGTGGACAATCGAAACGTGCCGCGATCTCCTGCTGGAAATGGAAGATCTGATCTCAGCGCCTGTCTCATACGCCGGCCTCATCGGCGCGGTGGAAGCGATTCTGAAAAGCACCATGCCGCCGACCGAACGGGCGGACAGCGCTCTCAACATGATCCATGCGTTCCGCCAGCTGCGTGAAAAGGCGGTGGCCGCCGATGATACCCCGCCACCGGCGGCCTAAGGGTGCAGGGGGGTGCAACTAAGAGAATAAAGCATGTCAAACCTCCTGCGCTATTCCAATGCGGAATATCGAAGGGAGGTGAGGTTGTGAAGGAATTCGACTTCGGGGCAATCTTGAGAGCTGCCAGGGTTCGTGCGAAGCTCAGCCAAGAAGAGCTCGCGGCACGGCTCAACTACAACCAGTCAGACATCAGCAAATTTGAGACGGGATGCAAAGAACCGCCGGCATCGGTGCTGCTGAGGTGGTTCCAGGAAACGAATGCGATCGAGGTCGCGGTCGCGTACCTATGCGGCATGGACGGGCTCTCGATCATGCAGAACATATTGAGCCTGTTCGGGGCTGCATGAAGCTGAAAGGAGGGAGAGCATGAAAATCAAGCCGCGCGAGTGGCTGGAGTTGACGAAGGAGGAAAGGCTGGTCGTTCTCCAGTATGCGGCCTGGATGACTCGAAAACGTTGGGAAAGGAGGTTGACGGGATGATCAAGCTGACCGACACCGACGCGAGGACCGGACGGCCCATACCGGTATACATCGCGCCCGAGCACGTCCGGGTTGTGCAGCCGGACAACGAGAATCCGAAGCGCACACGGGTGTACTTCGGGGACCAGAATTACCGGACGGTTCTGGAGCCGCCGGAAGAAGTGGCACGCAAGGTTCTGGATTACCGGTTGTTCATGGAGCAATACAAGGCAAGTCATAACCGTGGACGACCGGAAGATGCCAAATATGCCCTGTGGGATCTCTTGAATTTTCTTGAAAAAGAAAAATCCACCGCTGGCACGGTGGAATGAAGCAATCCCAGCCCCATTGTACCACATGGGGCGCGAAGGAGGAAGGAAAAAACATGAAAAGCGCCGGCATTGTCCGTGCTATCGACGACCTCGGGAGAATCGTGATTCCCGTCGAACTTCGCCGGACGCTCGATCTGGCGGTGAATGATCTCATGGAAATCTTCGTGGATGGCGAGAACATCGTCCTCCGGAAATACCGCCCGGGGTGCGTGTTCTGCGGCGAATCCGACCCGCAGAAAATCAAGATCGTCGGGATCAAAGGGAAAATCATCTGCCGTAACTGCACGAACCAGATCATCGACGCCAACATTGGCGCCGATCTGGCGGCGGTAAGGGGTGTGAAGGCGTGACCCAATTTGCTCCTTCGCTCGACCGGTTTGCCGTCGGCCCTGCGGACCCGCAAGAACGCGAGCCGGAAGTCATTGGCACCTGCGCCTGCGGATGCGGAGAAGACATCCTGGCCGGGTACGAATACATCGAGGCTCACGGCGAATGGTTCGCCGATACCTCCTGTTTTCTGAAATACCACGACGCCGCATGGCGCTGCGCGGGGGTGAGCTGACGGTGTCGTTGGTTGTGGCGGCCAGCACGCGGGAAATGACCCGTGAGCAATGGTTGGAAGAACGTCGGAAGGGAATCGGCGGCAGCGACGCGGCAGCTGTCGCCGGCCTGTCCCGGTACCGCACGCCCATTCAGGTGTACATGGAAAAACTCGGATTGATTGACCCACCTGAAGAGAACGAGGCCATGTATTGGGGGAAGAAGCTGGAGGATTTGGTCGCGGAGGAATTTTCGCTCCGGACCGGGCTGAAGGTTCGCAGAAAGAACGCTATCCTCCGGCACCCAGCGCATCCGTGGATGCTGGCGAACGTGGACCGCATCATCGCCGGCCGGCAGGAAGGCCTCGAATGCAAAACCACCAGCGCCTACAAGGCCAGCGAATGGGAAGGCGACGAAATCCCTTGGGAATACGCGATCCAGTGCCATCACTACATGGCTGTGACAGGCTACAGTGCTTGGTGGATCGCGGTCCTGATCGGCGGGAACCGCTTCGTATACAAGCGGATCGAGCGGGATGAAGAAATCATCGCCAACCTCGTGAAGATCGAATCGGACTTCTGGCACAATCACGTGCTGAAACGGATTCCGCCGGCTCCGGACGGGTCCGAAGCTTCTTCTGAGCTTGTGAAGCAGCTCTATCCGAAATCGAACGGTCTCGAATTGGACTTGCCTTCGTCGGTCGAGCAATGGATCCAGCAGTATGAGCAGGCTGCTGAGGAAGAAAAAGCGGCCGCCGCTCGGAAAGAAGAGGCCGCCAACAATATCAAAATGTTGCTCGGTGAATACGAGGCCGGACGGTTCAAGGATTGGCGGATCACGTGGAAGACGACCCAGTCGTCCAGATTGGACACGAAACGGCTGAGAGCGGAAATGCCGGACGTGTATGCGAACTACGCGACCCAAACGACGTCCCGGCGCTTCGAAATCAGACGAATGGAGGCATGATAAACCATGGCGAAACAAAACCTGAGCGCTGCCTTGAGCGCAAAGGCGAATGGAACGAACGGAGAAGGCAATGGGGGCCAATTGGCCCCGATTGCTGGCGTCAAAGCCCTTCTGAACAGTCCCTCCATCAAAAAGCGGTTTGACGAGGTGCTTGGCAAGCGGGCGCCGCAATTCATGACAAGCATCATCAACCTCGTGAACTCTGACGTGAACCTGCAGAAGTGCGATCCGATGAGCGTGATCGGCTCCTGCATGGTGGCCGCGACATTGGATCTCCCCGTGGACAAAAACCTCGGCTACGCCTGGATCGTGCCATACGGCCACAAGGCGACTTTCCAACTCGGCTACAAGGGATACATTCAGCTGGCACTCCGCACGGCTTTGTACAAGGCACTGAACGTGATTCCAGTTCATGAAGGCGAACTCGTGAAGTGGAACCCGCTGACGGAAGAGCTGGTGCTCGACTTTGAAAAGAAAAAGTCGGACGCCATTATCGGTTACGCCGGGTACTTCGAGCTGGTCAATGGCTTCCGAAAGGCCGTGTACTGGACCAAGGACCAGATCGAAGCTCATCGGAAACGCTTCGCCAAAAGCGATTTCGGGTGGAAGAACGACTATGACGCAATGGCGCTCAAGACGGTCATCCGGAACATGCTTTCGAAGTGGGGCATTCTGTCCATCGAAATGCGAATGGCGTACTCCCAGGACGTCGACACGAAGCTGGAGTACGGTGAGGATCCGGCCGAAGCCCCGAGCGTCATCGACATCACGGCGGTGGAAGCCGCTTCCGATCCCGCGGAAGAACAGCAGGGAAATGACGAGAAGCGGGAAGAAGGTAGCCAGGGTGAACTGGATTTTGCGAACTGATTGCATCCGCCGCCGGGTGCAGGAAGTGACCGGGAAACCGGTTTATGTTGCGGGGAGGTAAATCCATGGAAAAACCGCCTTTTGTGACCATGAAGCCTGTCTTCGACGAGGAGGTTCTCCGCCCTGGACGAGCTGTCCGGCTCGGAGGGTACGACGAGGAAGGCGAAAAACAGAAAGGCATTTGGCTCATCCAAGATTGCAACTACGATCGTCTTGTGCTGATCAATCACCGCGGCACTGTGAAAACCATCTACATTGATGACGTGTTGCGGGAGGACGAATGCTACCGGACCACAATCACGCCGCTGGAGGGCTGACCAAGGATGAGCGCCAACACCAAAATCGAATGGACGGACGCCACATGGAACCCCATCGTCGGCTGCACGAGGGTTTCCGAAGGGTGCATGAACTGCTATGCGGAACGATTCGCCGCGCGCTTCCCTGAACGTTTCGGCGGTGTCAGCCGCATGACGGAGTATGGCCCGCGGTGGACGGGGAAAATCGTACTCCGGCCGGAGGCACTGAATCTGCCTCTTCGTTGGCGGAAGCAACGGCGGATCTTCGTGAATTCTATGTCGGACCTGTTCCACGAAAACGTTGAATTCGCCCACATTGTCGCGATTTTCCGCGTGATGGCCATCGCGCAGCACCATACGTTTCAAATACTGACGAAAAGGCCGCAGCGGATGCTCGAAGTGATGAACCTTCTTCCGGAGGCTCTGAAAACGATCTTTCCGGCGGAAAAACACCCTGAGGTCAATGCTCCTGGCTGGCCTCTTCCCAACGTCTGGCTCGGCGTCTCGGTCGAAAACCAGCGCGCGGCCGACGAGCGGATTCCGCTGCTGCTCCAGACGCCGGCGGCGGTGCGGTTTCTGTCGTGCGAACCGTTGCTGGGGCCGGTGGACTTGAAGCCGTACCTGGAGCCGTACATTCGAACGAAACACGATGGCTCGAAGCGCGGAACGGTGTGGGCGGATCCCGGAATTGATTGGATCATCGTCGGCGGTGAGAGCGGCCCCGGCGCCCGGCCAATGCATCCGGATTGGGTGCGGGGCATTCGGGATCAGTGTGTCGCCGCGGGGGTGCCATTCTTCTTCAAGCAGTGGGGAGAATGGAAATTGTCCTGGATGGCCGGTGAATATCAATGGATGCGCGTCGGCAAAAAAGCCGCCGGCCGCTTGCTGGACGGTCGGACGTGGGACGAGCTCCCGGTGGTGGCGAAGGCGCCCCCGGGGGAGCTGCATCTGATTCATCGGCATACCGGCACAAGAAAGGTCATACCGACATGACGCGGGGAGCTGATCGAAGTGGCGTGGATTGAAAGCCATCAGGAACTTGCGAGGCATCCGAAAACAAAAAAACTTGCCCGATTGCTCGGCGTATCTCTCCCCGCCGCTGTCGGTCATCTCCATTTCCTTTGGTGGTGGGCGATGGACTATGCCCAGGACGGCGATCTTTCTCGTTACGACGCATACGACATCGCCGATGCCTGTGGGTGGGAAGGTGACCCCGAAAAGATTTTGTCCGCACTCATTGAATCAGGCTTCATTGACCAAACCGAAGAGGGCCTTTTCATCCACGATTGGGACGATTACGCCGGACGTCTGATCGAAAAACGCAAGGCAAACACGGAACGAAAACGGAAGTCACGCGAACGTCACGCGGCAGTCACGCGTGACACACGCGACAGTCACAGGGCTACCAAACCTAACCAAACCATACCTAACCAGATTGATGGATTGATTGATAATGCGCCCGCGCACGAAAAACCTGAGACCTTCGAGCAGGCACACAAGCGGATATTTGGCCTGGCCTGTCACCCGCACAACAGCGAAATCCTCCGGAGCTACCTTGACGACGGCATGGAAGAAGCAGTCATCATCAGGGCGATGGAACGGGCTGCCGAGAAGGGGAAAACGGGGTTCAATTTCTCCTTCATCCGCGCCATCGTCGAGAACTATTTCCGGAATGGCGTGCTGACGTTGGAGCAGGCGATCAAGCTGGACGAGGCCCATGATGCGGCGCGCCGCCGGGATCCGCCGGGCGGAAAGTCCCGGCAGGTCAGCCAGATCGAGCTTCTGAATCAACTGGCAAAGGAGTTCGAGGAACGTGACACGAGCTGAAGTGGTTGAGCTTTTCAAAGCAATCACGCTTTCGTATCCGGCTTTCAGGCTGCCGGACGAGCTGGCGAAGGATCAGGTGCTGCACTGGTATGAGCACCTCAAGGATGTGCCGTTTGAAGCCGCGATGGAGAATCTGCGGGAGCATATCCGGACCGAGCGGTTCCCGCCCACCATCTCGGACATCCGCCGCGGGTACAGCGAGGAAAAATCCACGGTCCCCGGCGCCGAGGAAACCCGGCAGTGGCTGCGAGAGGTGGACCGCATGCGCGAGCGCGCCGTTCCTATGCCGGAGCACGTGCGAAAGGAGCTGAGGCGCATTGTACGACGCACCATATGAGATTCCACTTCCCGACGCTCCGCCCGGCGAAATGACGCCGCCGCACAGCCTGGAGGCGGAACAGGCTATCCTGGGGTCGATCCTGCTTGACAACGAGGTTTTCGACCAGGTTTCCGAAGCGCTGCGGGGAGACGAGTTCTATTTCAAGAAGCACGAGTTCATCTTCCGGGCAATGGCCGCGGCATATGACGACGGCGAGCCGGTCGACCTGGTGACCGTCGTGAACCGGCTGCGGGCCGACGGGACGCTCGACGATGCCGGCGGAATCGCATATCTGACCTCGCTGGCCACCAGCACGCCAACGGCCGCGAACGTAATGCATTACGTCCGCATCATCAAGGACCACGCCGTCCACCGCAGGGCGCTGCAGCAGGTGCAGGGGCTCGTTGAGGCGGCCGGGCGGGCGGAGTCCGGCGCCGAACTGGTCGCGAAGGTGCAGCAGATCACCGCGGCCCTCGAAGAGGAAGTCGCGCCGAAGAAGGACTTCGTGCCGATCTCGGCGGCGGTGGTGGAAGCGTATGAACGGATCGAGCAACTGAGCCAGAACCCGGACGCCCGCGGGATCACCGGCCTGGCCTCGGGATATCCTGACCTGGACCGGTTGACAGCCGGGTTCCAGCCTGGCGACTTCATCATCGTGGCCGCCCGGCCGTCGGTCGGGAAGACGGCATTTGCTCTGAACATCGCGCAAAACGTGGGGCGGAACGGCGCGACGGTGGCGCTGTTCAGCTTGGAGATGCCGACGTCGCACCTGGTGCAGCGCATGCTGTGCGCGGAGGCCAATATCGACGCCAGCCGGATGCGGACCGGCTACTTGTACGAGGACGACTGGGAAAAGCTGATCCCGGCGGTCGGGGCGCTGGCCGAGCGGAAAATCTTCATCGACGACAGCGCGTCGATCACGGCCAGCGAAATCCGCGCCAAGTGCCGGAGGCTGAAGAAGGAACACGGGCTGGACCTGGTGATCATCGACTACCTGCAGCTGATTCATCCGGGCGCTCGACGCCGCGAAAGCCGGCAAGTGGAGGTCGCGGAAATCAGCCGGGCGCTGAAACAGATCGCGAAGGAGTTGGACGTCCCCGTCATTGCCTTGTCTCAGCTGAGCCGGGGAGTGGAACAGCGCCAGGACAAACGTCCGATGATGAGCGACTTGCGCGAATCTGGTGCAATCGAACAAGACGCCGACATCGTGGCGTTCCTGTACAGGGACGACTACTACGACCGCGAGACGGAGAGGAAGAACATCATCGAGATCATCATCGCAAAACAGCGGAACGGCCCGGTTGGCACGGTCGAGCTCGTATTCATGAAAAACATCGGCAAGTTCGTGAGCCTCGACCGCGGGCATGATGATCCGGCCCCGCGACGTGAGCCGGATCCGAGGAGGCAGTGGGCATGACGGAGCGGATGACCATTGAGGAATTCCTGGCGCTCATGGCCGGCAAGAAGCCGAGCAAGTACCGGAACCGCCGGACGAAAGTCGACGGAATCACCTTCGATTCAAAGGCCGAGGCGAACCGGTACATCGAGCTGAAGTCCCTCCAGGCCGCCGGACAGGTGCGATGGTTCATCCGCCAGCCGCGGTTCCTGCTGCAGGAAGGCTTCGAGAAAGACGGACGGACATTCAGCCCGATCGAATATGTCGCCGACTTCCTGATCTGCTGGGCCGACGGATCCATCACCGTCGAAGACGTGAAGGGAATGCGGACGAGGGAATATCGCATGAAGCGCAACATGTTCGAGAAGCGATACCCGACGTTGCGACTTGTGGAGGTGGAAGCGTGAACCCGCCTGAGATCGTGCACTATTCGGAAAGGTGCTGGTTCTGCTGGAAAAAGAAAGCTACGCTGCTCTGCGACTTCGTTGTCGGGTGGATCTGGACGACGATCGACTTCCAGAGAACACCACAGACCTGCGACCGGCATATATGCGAGAAGTGCGCGACACATCTCGGCGGAGACACGCATTTTTGCCCGATCCACGCGAAGGAAGCGAAGCAGAGGCTGGAGGTGGGCAAGAAAAGATGATCGATCCACAGTGGTTTGAAACGGCGGGGAAAGCGCATATGCGTCGGTTTTGCATGCTGGTGGCCTTTGCGGCGCGGGAGGGACGGGAGCGTGGATGGGAAGTCACGGGGGACAACTTACTGAGGGCATATCACATCATATATCGCGGCGTGAGCTATGACAGCAAGACAAAATCACAGGCGCAATACGAAAGATGGAAGCGCACGAAGGCGGCCGTTCGCCAGTTGGATGGTCGGATAAGTGAAGAAAGGCCGGTGATGGCCCAATGACCGAAACACGCACAGCAGCAATTCTATTCGGCGGCATCGGCGGATTCTCAGCGGGCCTGAAGAAGTCGATAGTCGAAGCCCACGGCAAGGTCTACCGGTGGGAAATCCTCTGCTCGATCGATTTCGACCAGGTGGCATGCCGGAATCATGACATCATCACCGGTGAGCAGACCGCCGTGCAGATGGACCTGTTCAACCGCGAGCAGTACAGGAAATGGTTCGGCCACGAGCCGCCGCCGGAATGGAGGGAAGCGACGCCGCTGGACATCTGGCAGGCCTTCCGCGAGCAGGTGCCGGATTACATCTTCCTGTCGCCGCCGTGCAAGGGATTCAGCGGCCTGCTGCCGGAGCGGTCGGCCCGGTCGGAGAAATATCAGGCGCTGAACCTGCTCACGCTCCGGGGATTGGAGTTGGCCCTCGAAGCCTGCCGCCTGTACGGCGATGGCGAACCGCCGGCTTTCATCCACTTCGAAAACGTGCCCAGGATCACGACTCGTGGCGCGGACATTCTGGTCAGAATCAAACGCCTGCTCGAGCGCTACGGCTATGCTGTCGATATGCGGAGCGACCATAATTTGGGCGAGATCGGCGGGCTCGGCCAGAACCGGATGCGGTTCCTTCTGTTGGCGCGGAACCAGCGGAGGGTACCGAACTGGTGTTACCTGCCGCCGAAGAAGCCGCTGAAAACGATCGGCGACGTGATCGGCCCGCTGCCAATGCCGGATGATCCGGCCGGCGGACCGATGCACCGGCTCCCGCGTCTCCAGTGGAAAACGTGGGTGCGGCTGGCGCTGATCCCGGCGGGCGGAGACTGGCGGGATTTGAACAGCTTGGAATGGCAGAAGTACCGCATTGTACAGGAGCATAGCGGTTACGAGGCGAATGTGTCGGACCCTCGCGTGGGTCTCGACGGAAACGGCCACAGGGCGATCTACCGGGTAGTCCGGTGGGATGAGTCGGCCCCGTGCGTGACCGGCGCCAACGGCCCGAACAACGGGGCGATCACAGTGGCAGACCCGCGGGTACGGACTGAACTGATGCCGGATTCCTACGGTGTCCAGCGCTGGGACGAGCCTGCGAAAACGATCCGTGGCAATTCCCGCATCATGCAATCGGCGGCGAGCATCGCCGACCCGCGCATCAGCTGCGCGCCGCGGTCCGGCACGTTCGGCGTGCATCGTTGGGACGAGCCGGCGAAAACGGTGATCGGCGCCGGAGACGTCCACGCGGGAGCTGTGGCGGTCGCCTATCCAAGGATTCCGGATGACCGCGAAGCCGGCGCCTGGGCGATCATCGCGGAGGACGGAACCTGGCACCGCCCGCTTACGACGTATGAGCTGGCCATGTTGCAGGGATTCCCGCGATATTTGCCCGACGGCCGCCCGTTCCAGCTCGAGGGTTGCAGCGACGCCAAGGCCCGGGAGTACATCGGCAATGCCGTTCCCCCGCCGGCCGCTGAGGCGATGGGGAACGTGATTCTGCTGGCGATTGCCCAGGCGGAGGCAGGAGCGACCTTCGAGCTGAGTTGGAACGACATCTGGGTGCGGCCGGCGGAAGAGCGGGAAATTCAGTTGGTGCATTGAGAAAGGGAGCGAATCAATATGATCGGACAAACCGTCACCTGGACGAGCCAAAGCCATGGTTCCGAGAAAACAAAAACAGGAACCGTCGTCGCCATCATTGAACCGGGCGAAGACGCAAGGAAATACCTGCCGGCCGGGCTGCCGAAAACGCGATTCAAAGGCGATAGGTTTAGCACGAATCGGCGCGCGCTGGTCGCGGTCCCGCGGGCGTCGGGGAACGGTTGCGACTATTACGCGCCGCCAGTGAAGTGGTTGGAATGAGCCGAGCGGATAAACGCGCCTTCTACCAGCTGGTTCGAAAGGCCGGATACCGCGAGTTCTGGAAGCTGATGGACGATTTTCATGCTCGGGCCTACCGTCTGGCCGAGCAGCACTACCAAGAGGCTATGGATATCGTCCTGCAGCCCCGCCAAAAGACCGCTGTGATTGCGAAGGCTCGCGAGATTCGGGAACTGTGGGATGGAATCTTTGAGATCACGGTGGATGCGACGGAGGAGGCGGGAGCGTGAAACCTGATCAAATCATGCCCGGGCGAAAGTACCGCCTGGTTTTTCGATACTCGATTCCGCGGACAGCGATCGTGGCCGAAGTGCTTCGGCTCGAAAACGGCGCCGCGATCATCCGCAGCATTTCCGGCCGGGAAGTGTCGATACCGCTGTGGGAATTTGCCCAATTGGCGAGGGAGGAAGTGTCATGAACTGGAGAAAGGCACGTCTGTCCGAGCTCTATTGCATCGCCTACGCGGATGAAATGGCCACGCCAGTCGATCGACAGCAGGCGCTGGAGGAGATCAGGCGCCGGAAGCAGCAGAAGGCGCGGCATGTGCGGGTGAACTACCGGGAGAAGAAGGTGTATCCACGATAAGGGGTGACAGCATGAAAATCGCAAACGTTCTGTCAATCAGCGGCGGCAAAGACAGTACGGCCATGTGGATATACGCCGTGAAAGAAATGGGCGTCGAAGTAATCCCGGTTTTCGCGGACACGGGGAACGAACACCCGCTGACCTACGAATACATCGACTACCTCGAATCGAAGTTGGGTTCGGTCAGGCGGGTGAAGGCGGACTTCTCGGAGCAGATCGCAAAGAAACGGGAATACGTTGCGAACGAGTGGCCAGCGAAACTTCTGCAAGCTGGGAAAACGCAAGAAGAAGTGGACTACATCATCGAGCGTACATTGAAACACCTTCATCCAACCGGAAATCCGTTTCTGGACTTGTGCATGTGGAAGGGTCGGTTTCCTTCATCGCAAGCCCGGTTTTGCACCCAGTATTTGAAAATCATACCGATCACAGAGCAAGTCTATTTCCCGCTTTGGGATGAAGGCCACAAGATTGTGAGTTGGCAGGGTGTACGGGCAGCAGAAAGTCCGGCGCGAGCGAAACTTCCCGAGCGCGAAGAAGTGCCAGAAGGATACGAGGTTTACAGGCCGCTTTTGAAATGGAATGCGAGAGACGTTTTTGAAATGCATAAGAAGCACGGAATCAAACCAAATCCGTTGTATTCACTGGGAATGACAAGAGTTGGTTGCATGCCATGCATCTTCGTGAAAAAGGAGGAACTGTTTGAAATCTATCGACGCTTCCCTGGGGAAATCGAGCGGATCGCCGAATGGGAGAAGATCGTCGCAAGGGTGTCCAGACGAGGCGATTCCTCATTCCTACCGGCTGAAGAAGGGGACGACAGGAAAAACATCTGGGATTGGGTGGAATGGTCGAAAACGTCCCGCGGCGGTCGCCAGATCGACCTTTTGAAAATGATCGAGCTTGAAGAACCGCCCATGTGTTCGAGCGTTTACGGGTTGTGCGAGTGACATTGCGGAAGGCAACTGACACTATTTTGAGGGAGGGAAAAGGGATGATCGAATATTGCCCGTGTTGCGGATGTGAGATCAGCATCAACGCACCGGAAGGAGACGGGAACGAATGTCCGGGCGGGAGTACGTGCTTCGCCCGGTAGACCAGTACGGGAATCGAAAGAAAGCGAGGTGAGTGTCTTGGCAATTATGCCTCAAGAAGTCTCTGATCTGGACCTGGTTTTTCCGACACGTTACAGGGAGCTGCTTCCGAGGTGGGAAGAAATCCCGGAAGAGTTCCGGGATATGAACAACCGGAGCAAGTGGATGCGGCTCATATCGGATTGGTTTTACGCGGGTCTGTCGAGGCTTGATGTCAAACCCAAAGATGGAATTGACCCCAGGAAAGCAATTCGGCACATTAAAGCCATTCTTGGTGACTTCGGGCCAAAACACGAACATAAATTTGCCGGCTGCGCATACCTCATGAGTCTCTGGTTCGAGGATGCGCAATGGGAAAAAGCGAAGGGGTAAGAAAAACGGAATGGCCCCGGCGCAGGATGGCGGCCCGCCGGGGCAAAGAAACAGATGTTCCCGTCCCAATTATACCACATGTGAGGGGCGGGTGTGGGGAATTGAAAAGCATCGAGCAGATGGTTTTTCCGTGGGAGATAGATAGAGAAACGACACGTCAGCGTGTCGAGGAACACCTGGAGACGGCCAGGGTTTATCGCCAAATCGGTTTCGTCAGGAGAGAGATGAAAGTCACGGCATCTCCTGAGCCGCGTTACCATGGGCCGACGAACGTCATCGGCAAACCGGCCGAAGAAACCGCGACTTGGAACGTGGACACCGAGGAAAGGATGAAGGAGATCACTGAAAGAGTGGAGCGAGCTGTCAGCCGGCTGGGAAAGATGGAGCGTATGATCATCGAAAAACGCTACCTGGAAGCCGAGGACGTGTATGACTACCACGTGTACACCGAGCTGCACATGAGCGAGCGGAAATATTACAGGTTGAAGTCGAAGGCGATCTACAAGCTGGCGTTCATGTTGCGGCTGGAAGCATTCGTGGAACCCAAAGAGGAACGGCCGGCCTGAAAACGTGGCAGAAAAATGGCAGAAAAAAGGCAGGATTTTGGCAGGAAGATGGCAGAGCATTGGCGGACGGATGTGGTATATTGGTACCGTGGAAAACTGCACACGAAACATGAGGTCGCCGAACCATCGGCGGCCTTTCCTTTTTCGCCCGCTCAGCCCCAAGATGCAGCACGTCATGGGCCTGCACGAGGGGGAAATCGTGCAGGAGCTGCACGCCTCCTTGACCGCGACCGGGCGCGGATTGAGCGGGCCCCGGGATCCTGGCCGGCCGCTTGAAAGCGCCGGCCTTCGTCGTTTTTTTGTGTTACAGGAAAAATTCCTCCTTGTGTCGAAATATGATAACAAGGAGGGAAGATAAACATGAAAATCAGGGACAAAGATGATATTTTGAACGATGCATATTATTTGCAGGAAACAATGAGAGAGGCAAAGTCATATGCCGAGGATGCATATGAGGTGCTCGTCAATGACAATTTTAATAGCGAGGAACGATATGTCTTGTCGCTGCAATTCTTAACTCTTTCACAGCAGTATTATATTGATTTTAAAAGGCTCTTACATGCTAAAGAATTGTATCACGTTGAACTGGATTCGTTCATCAATGCTTACGAAGATTTCAGATTTCAATTGAGAAAATTCATTAAGGATAAAGACAATAATATTTCATGGTTGTACACGGCCCGCAATAGGTTAAGCGAAAAATGGTCAGAAGCCAATGAGTTTTTATCAAACTTCATAAAAAATAACATGAATCCCCAGAAATAAGCGCCTTCGGGCGCTATTTCTTTTGCCATTTTCCTGCGAGGTGGTGGTATGCGCGAGGTTCAACCGATCCGCGATCCTGAAGTGATCGTGGCCATTCAGAATTACCTGAAGGTCCGAAACTTCCGGAACTATCTGCTTTTCACGATGGGGATCCATTGCGGGATCAAGTCCAAATTTGTGTGTAAATTCCCTCAGTTAGAAAGGGCAGATTACATAATTCGTGTCACTTTTGACACTGGTTTTGGTTGA